TACTGGATATGTTGCCCGAAGTTGAAATAATACCTGCTGTGCGAATGTTACCGCCGGTGATGTTTCCTGTGGCACTGACGTTGCCGGCTGCGACGTTGCCAGTGTTGGTCACTAGGTATGCTGCTACATTGGCATTGCTGTAAGTTTCTGGCAGTCCAGATAGCAGACTACCGTTGCCAAAAATATAATCGCCGGTAATGTTGCCTGTGGCAGTAATGGCTCCAGCAACTTGTTGACCCGTGGTAGTAAAAACAGCCACGTTCGAAACCCCGCCTACTGAAACAGCAGCATTGCCGTCGATATTGGTTAATTGTACATTGCTGGTGCCGCTGGAAATTGAAGTTAGGCTTACATTACCAATCTGCGTGACCTGGGCCCAGATCACCGAGCTTCCATCATAATCAGCAAAACAGTAATAGAAATAGCTACTATCATAGGCATACCATCCGGCCTGATCACCAATGGTGCCTTCCAAGGTAAGTGGCGGACTAACCTGGGCGCGAGCATATAATTCGCTAAAATTGCTGTTGCATTTAATAAATGATGTGCGTATAGGGTTGCCCTGACCGTCGTTAGGTGCAGTTCCTACGCCAATGAATTGTTGAGCCATAGATGTGTGTCCTCTGGCTAGTATTTACCAGATTTCTAGGCCAGGGCTATCGGAGGTTAAGAAGGACTAAAACTACTGCCACACCCGCAGGTGGTTTGTGCAGAAGGATTTTTGATGCTGAACGTGGCGCCGTATTGATCTTCTGTGTAGTCTATTTCAGCACCTTGCAGGTAGCCACCACTCATAGAATCCACCAGGACTTTTACTCCATCTATTTCTAGATCCCAGTCGTCCTCATTTTGATCTTCGTCCAGAGTAAATCCGTACTGAAAACCAGAACATCCGCCGCCCTGTACAAATACTCGTAATTTAAGGTTGGCATTGTTTTCTTCAGCAAGTATGTCTTTGAGTTTTGCTACTGCGTTTTCTGTCACTGTGATCATGTCAATTAGAGCCTTTCATTGCAAACTTCCCAGTCAATAATTTTCCAAATATTGTCTAGGTAACGTTCTTTGTCCCACTGGTAGTCCAGGCTCCATGCGTGTTCCCACCAGTCCACCAAGACACAGATGTCAGTGCGTACAGCATGATTGGCTATGGTTTTGATAGTACCCGCGGTGCTAAGATACACCCAGCCAGAACCTTGAATTTTCATGGCTGTTTCTTTGAAAGCCTGTTTGAAATCTTCATAGGTTTTGAAATTGGTTTCAATCAAGTCCAGCACAGCACCTCGCGGACGGTTGGCACCTTTGGGTGGTTTCAGCTGTGGAAAAAACTTGTTGTGCAAAAAGCTACCAGCACGATTAAAATCTTTATTACCTTCATCGGCATTGTAGCGTTTGGCATAGCCCTTGGCCAAGTGTTCGTAGTGATAGTTGATGCTGTCCTTGCTCAACACTGGGTCAAGATCCGCTTCGCCATAGGGCAAGGGTGTGGTTTCCAGCTTGGCCGGGCGAGTGCTGGCTTCTACTAGTTCTATGTCTTGACGAATACTGTTGTTCATGTAAATATTTATGCTGACAGAGCTTGTCGATAACAATTAACCCACAGCTCACAGGCTGCTGCATGTGCATCCTCTAGAGGATGCAAACCCGGATCAGTTATTGTAAAGCCATGGTGGCGGCTCCAATCCAAAAATGTTTTACCTTCAAAGTCTTGCAAGGGTGCCTGGGTAAGATCTTGAAGGGTTTTTATATAGTCGGGTGCATGCCAGGTACGGTCCCACATTTCTACATCCATGTAAGTTTGTATTGTGGCAACTCCAAGACTTTTTAAATATTGCTGTGAACTGTATATAGTTTGAAGGGTTCTAAATTTATCCCATAGAGTGCTGTATCCGGGATACTTGTTGTAAAATTCTAAAACTTTTTCTGCTTCTTCTAACCCAACCAGTGGCGCTAGTTTTGAAGGTACGCAACTCAGTCCCAAGGTGGTCCAGGTTTCGCACCCAGGTACATAAAAGTCCCATCTAGCACCCCAAGTCCAGTTGATTACAGCCAACACATTGTCACTGGGGTTGTTTGAAAAGTAAGTCAGTATTTGGCGGCTGATGTTTTCATTCCCACATCCTGCCACTGCAAGAGTTTCATAGTCAACACCAAGCTTTTGTGCTGCCAGACCAATCCAGCCCTGCGATCCGTCTTGATTGTTTTTTAGCTCGTTTCCAAAAACAAAGCTATCGCCAAAACTTACTATTTTTGTTTTCATATGTACGCTGGTTGAAATAATACGTTGTGTTGTTCAGATCTTATGTGATCCAGTGCAGTATTTAATCTGTGTTTACGATCCCATAAAGATTGATCAAATTGGTGTAGGTTTAATTGTGTTATAAGACCCGACACCATGTTTTGTTGTTCAGGATCTAAATCCAATTGCAAACAATCCTCAAGATAGTCGATTAACAACTGGCGCTGTGTGTCTGGCCAATTGACAGCAGAATTTCCAACGGAAAATTGATGTCGCAATCCCAGATCGCCTTGTCGTCCAGTCGGCACTCGAGAGTTCAGTTGCGCTTGTCTTACAAACTTTAACAGTGGCCCAAGTTGGAAAACATTCAGCTCACTGACCACAGTGTTGACATCTAGACTGCGACTATGCCTGGACATCCAATCCATATTGTGTTCAATTATTGGCCAGCGAGTACCATGCCTTATAATTTCAGCCGCCGAACCAACTGCATCTATGCTCAAAGTCCAGTGTAAATTAGTGCATGATTCTGTAAGGTCGTACCAAAACTTATCAGTGAAACTAGCGTTGCTGGTTATCAAAATTTGAATATCTTCTGGTGGATTGTCTTGAATTTGTTTGAGTATCAGTTTAACTTCGGGAATCACCGTGGGTTCCCCGCCGGTAAACATAAGTCGTTTGATCCGAGATAAATTTGACATTATCCACTGGGAATTTACATCTGTGACCTGAGACACTTTGTTATTTGTGGGGCGATAAAATTCTGCCAATGATTCGTGCGTTTTTACTTCCTGAGCAATGCCATTACTGAACGCCGGTTCACAGGTTCGGCATTTAAAATTACAAATGTTACTGGATCTATAATCTACAAAAGTGATCTGAGTGTCTGTAAACACTTGATTGTTGTAATCTTGTATGGCATCGGTGCGTAAACTACGACCTTGAGTTTGTTCTTGTTGAACGCACCCTTTACAAACTTTTGGTGTATTGCCTGATAATAATTCTTGTTGCAGTTGTTTTAGTTCCGGGTGGTCGGCCCATTCGGCTAATGTTGTTGAATATCTCGGAGTTTGACAACAGGCCGCTATGCCGGTGCTGTCAACAAACGCATGCCTAAAAGGCAGTGGACAATACCATTCTGTCATCTACGTCGAGTGATGCGACCACGAGTTAAATCATATGGGCTAAATTCCATTTCTACCACGTCGCCGGCCAGGACCTTGATGTGATTTTGCCGCATGCGACCACTTAGACTTGCAAGTACAGGTCGTTCAAACTGTTCAAGCTTGACTCGATATGTGGTGTTGGGCAGGACTTCGGCTATAACGCCTTCCATTCGGATTACTTCTTCTTTACTCATTGAAAGTACTTATGATCACCGACGCATACTGCTGATATCTTTGGCCTCTTGATCTGAAAAAACTGGAACAGCATTGCTCTTGTGCATGGTGCCAATTCCTTTGATTTTGGTACCTGTGTATTCGTTGTCTCGGACTTTTACACAAGGAACCCAGCCGGTGTCCTGCGATTCAATTCGGGCAGTTTCACGCCCAGGCGGAGTTTTGGGCATGTAATCTGACATGGTCTTTTTGGGTGCATTGTACGGGCCTGTGCTAAACTTGGGAGCCATGGCATCAAATTGCACCAGCTTGCGGTCCCATTCGGCCTGGCGAGCCTGTGCTGTGCGCTTGGCTTCTGCTGATGCCCATTTTTTAGGGCCACGCTTTTTGCCGGTGGTACTGAGCCAAGGCCCTTCAAGGTGCATCATAAACGTAGTCCACAAGTGTTATTCATACTACTATTATAACACTTTGCGAGTTTTTGGTCAACCACGTTCCAACAAGTGTAGTTTGGCAGTGACCTTGGCCCATTCTTCTGCATCTGCAGGTGCAGGTACTTTTTTGGTTAAAACAGGCCATACTTCACTTAGTTCAGCATTGAGTTGGATAAAGTGTCGTTGATCTTCGGGCACGTCATCGTATGCATAAATCGCATCAACCGGGCATTCTGGAACGCATACAGCACAATCAATGCACTCGGTAGGATCAATTACCAAAAAGTTTGGGCCTGCTTTGAAGCAGTCTACCGGGCACACATCCACACAGTCTGTGTGCCGGCATCGGATGCAGGATTCAGTTACCACATAGGTCATAGAGTCTTTCTTGCAGTTAGAGGTTACAAGTTATTTGAACAGGATCATGGCCATGATCACAGCCTGGGCAATAAAACCCAGCCCAATTGTGATGATGTTCAGCAGGTTGCGTAGGACCACTGCCCTAAAGAACAAGAGCACAAGCCCAGCCCACATAAACAGCACAATGTCCAGATTGGGCACATTGTCTGACAGTCCAGTCATGAGTGCCAACAAGGTAGGAATAGTTGCTGAATGGATTAGGATTACTGCCAACCACTCCAGTGTTTCAGCACTTACTTTGGGCAAGTGTTGTTCTAACCAGATTTTTGAACCACTCACTAATTTTTCTAATTTTTCGATCATATTTTTTCCGCATAAAAGATGTGCCTTCCAAATTTTGCTACCTGAGGTTTCCCCCAGCGCGGATTTACATAATCCGCATGAAAGTAAAGTGCGTTTTTCACGCTGGGCAAACGGAATCCTTCTAGCAGGACCTTTTTGGCCACTTCTTCGCTTTCTTTCCAGTGTGCTGGATAAATGGGTCTAGTCTTGGAACTGCCATCGCAGAACCACGAGAACTGGCAAATCACCTTGTCATACACCACGTTCTTTTGATAGACCACACCGCAGATGTCCGGAGCAAAACGTCCCGACTCCACGCGGTTGATGGTGACCTGTGCCACTGCCACCTTGCCTTCGAACGGCTCGGTTGCACTTTCCCAGTAGATGTTACGGGTAAGACAGTCTAGCTGTTTAGCACGATCTGCGGCACTGACAAATCCTTGTCGAGCCACTTCGTTTGTGGATTTGAGTGAATCCAACTTGGTGTTGGTCACCTGTACCACAGCCGCTGTTACTGCCACAAAACAAAATACTTTTACTGCTAAGTTGGATATTGAGATAAGCTTCAATGTCTTCTCCTTTCGGTCTTAGTGAACCGTTCACCGGAGTTGTCCAGGATGGACGCATTGACATGGTTGCAGGACAGATCAAGACCTCGGGCCTCAGTGCCATACTCTCTAAGCGCGGTTTTGTCTATCCCCGGGCCTATACCATTTGTCAATGAAGAGGATTTCCGAAGTCCTCTTGCTACTACTAAAACATTTACTGCTAAAATACTTAGTTGGGTACCGTTTGTACCCTTCAAAAACTCTAGATTTTGATAGTTTTTTACCATAATATATACATATTATAGCAGATATAACATATCTAGTCAATCTCGGGTGCTGGCATATTTTTAAGTCGATCCCAGGTGGCCTGTTTGTTCAGTATATGTTGTTCTAGCTTGCGATACTGATCTCCCAGGGCCTTGAGTTCTTCCCATTCCTTTTCCAAATCGGGATTGACATGCAGACAGTTGAGTCGTTGTTGTATAGCATTGATAGCTTCAACTAGACTACAACCATTGATCACTATGTCGGCGTCTTCACCGTCCAGATTGATCTTGGGACTGGTACTGGTGGGACTTTGGGTAAACCATGGTCCGGTATTGGTGCCAGTGGTCCAGCCGGTTCCGGCAGTAAATCCACCCGACACACCAGTGGTCACAGTATAGGGGCCACCAGTGGTTGCCATGTTGTTTAACATGGAAAGATCAACAGTGTCCGGACCGGACAAGGTAGTTGTGTCTCGGTTACCGGAACTGATAGAAATGGTTTCTGAAGCCATCACTTGGCAGATAAAGCTTCTTTTTCTGCGGTGATTTCTTTGCGACGTTCTTTAATGCCTTTTGACATTTCCTGCAGAGCTTTACGAGCACGAGCTGCTGATGCTTTAACACCCTTGGTTGTGAACTTTTCGTTTTCAGCAAGGTAAGTTTCAAATGCTGTTTTGATTGCTTCATGATTTTGTGACATGGTATTTCCTTTATGTAAGTGCTTGGTGCACCTATTAATTATACACTACAAACAGGTATTGTCAAGAAAAATTACCAGGTAATGTGCCGTTTTATCCAAGGGTCCCAGATCATTATGTTGTCCCAAGCATGTGTCCAGGTCACAATAAAAAGGCATAAGGTATTGTGATCAAACATGTGCATACGGTTGTCCTCCACACGGGCTGCTATTGATCGACTGGTGTTGGTCCAATTGGTCAGTAGATTCCGCGCTTCGGGATCACGCATGATTACAGTATAGAGAGGTTCGCTGGAACGATAAGTTGATACGGGCATTAGTGTAGAGGTTGATCGTTGGGCCTGGGCTTGTTGATCTCATCTACATATTTAACAAAGTTTTCGTCAAGTACTATGCGTTCCAGATCATGTGTCTGGGCAACGTCGTCTGCTATACCCATGATACGCATGATGCCGCCCACGTGTATTTCGGTGATACCACAATCATAAAGCACCACACAGAGATTTAGTATGGCCATTCGTATACTTTGATCTAATTCAATGTTTTCCAGCATGCAAATACTTATTACTATCGATATCTAGCTTCAATATCTGCTATAGCAGATGGAGCGACTCCGGTAGTTGTTATTTCAAGTTTGATTTGATTTTTTTCTTGACAGACCTCTTGACCTTTAAACGCACGGCCAACTCGACAATCTTTTCTATTGACTGCGCTGACTGTATGATCAGTAATGCTTTTACCTGTGGTTTCGTTTACTGCTACTCCTCCTATGCTCAATCCTGTAAGCATTACAGGAGCGGCTGCACAACCAGAAAAAAGAACAACGGCCAAAACCGTTAGGATACTGACCGTTGTCTTTGTCATTTTAGTTAGATACAGCTAGGGCCGTACCGGTTTTCGCCTTTGCTACTGGGCACAAACATGATGGCCAAGCACACAATCCAGCCCACGTAAGGAATCAAGGTAAGCAAGATCCATACTCCTGAGTGCCCAAAGTCACGGATACGCTGACTGCCCGAGGCCCAGCCACTGACAGCCACTGCCACAATGCCAGCAAATACTGCCAACATCAGCAGGTAGCCCAGGACTGCCACACTGGCAATCAAGGCCACAGCAATCATAGCCGCAATGGCCAAGCCAATCAGTGCGCCAAGCTGTGTCAAGGTCAATAGAATATAACTTTTGCGATTGCGACGGCCTGAAAATTTAAACACGTCTTGTAGTACTGGTTTGCTCATGATTTTCTTTCTAGAAATAGTACCAGGGACTTACGGTTGTGACCTGCCCTGGGTGATTAGGCTGCTACTTTAGCGCCTGCCTTGACAGCAGATTTAACTGAAGTTGCCTTGACCTTTACTTCGCCTTTCTTGGCGATCTTGGTCTTTTCTGCCAACTTGTTGGCTACCGCATAACCAGCATCACCTTGGGTAATGCCCAGGCTCTGTAAATGTTGCAGAGCTTGCAATTTGGTCATTGGGCTTGGGAGCTCAATCAAATTGATGTTGGTGCAACCTGCCTTGTTGAGAATCTTGATACGTGATACCAAGTCATTTGCAAAACGAGCTTTTGCTGTGCCGTCTGCGTTGGTTGCTGTACCTGCTACTGTGAATGTCTTTTCTACTGTTGCCATTTTGTGTTGCCTTTCTAAGTTGCCTATTAAGTTGATTTAAACTACCTTTACTACCCACTACAATAACAATTATAGCTGAATCGGATTTGATTGTCAACCATAATCACTATATTTGGTTTGCCAAAACAGCCTTATTTGGCTGCTTCTTTGCTTATGGTCTGTACATGATTCAGACCATTGTTGATCAAATTGATGGTTCCGGTGACACCAATGGTGCCCACTACAAAACCAAAGATAAAGACCACAATAGTTTTCATTTTGGATTACCTTGCTAAAGATTGGAATTTGACATTGTCGCGACCACAGTCTTGAGTTTGCTCGACCAGATAGGATCGCACATAGGCTGGATCTTGGGCATGTTGCCGATTCAGTGTGTTTATCCAGGCCCGGGCCTCGGTTTCGGCTCGAGCTGTGCTGGCACCATTCTTTTGATACATGCCACGGCTGATGGCCAAACTCTGTTTGGAGCTGGTAATCAGCTGAGCAAACATGGGACTTTGACTGCCCACAATGGTAGCCGCTGTGGCAAAGTCTGCGGAACAGCGTGCCATGACCTGGGCATCATTTATGCTCTGTGCCGATGCACCCGTCACGGTTGCAAATGCCACTGCTGTGCCTACAATAAATCTCTTCATTTGGTGTCTCCTTTTGAAGTTGATGAGCCGCTCATTTTTTCTTTGGTCCAGTTTGCAGACTTTTGAATATCACTTCCAAAGCCGGCTACAGTACCACAAGCGGTTAAATTTAAAACGGTTAAAATGATTGCCAACTGTTTCATACTGCCTCCTGCGTTAGAAGTTTAACACGGTTGATTTATGTTGCCTGTACTGCCCACTACAATAACAATTATAGCCAAATCGGATTTGATTGTCAACCATAATCACTATATTTGAAACGATCAGTGGTATTACTTTCTAAAACAGAAACAATGTGCGGTTCAAACAATTTAGCTATTATTTGATGGGATTCAGCAGTAGGGTGATGACTCCATGGATTTAATAATCCTATGTTAGTCAAATAATCTATTTTTTTGCTATCTACTTTCCAGTCAGAAAAATGATAGGTATCTTGTATATGTTGCCATCCATTTTTTAATGCAAGGTATGATGCCAGATCTCTAGGATATGAATCATTTATAAAATTTGTTGCACGAGTTAAACGACGATTCCGTAAAACATTTCCAAACCAAGGAAATATTCGATAAATTTCCTTGACAACACGTAATGGTACCAAATTCATATCGGCTTGAATTAACCGATCCCAACTTGGCCAGTCTGGTCCAGATAGAGCATTGTACTTATTTCTGAATGCATTGATATCAAAATCGATATTATCAACTGAAAAAGCATGATTAAAAAAATAATTATGATGATTAAAAGTATCAAACCAAAAATTATGCACTCTACAATTTTTAAAATGTAAATTCCAAAACACTATCAGGTTACTTAACTGTTCCACTTCATTGTCATGATTATATGTGTATTTTAACAACTGTTTTGCAATCGGGGGCGTTTTTGCAGTAAGGAAAAAATTTATCATTTTTTCTTCTGCAAGATCATACATTTCAGTTCTTGCAGTAGAAGTAATTCCCCATAATACAATAATATTTTTATATTTTTTTTGTAAATCATGAAAATTTTTAGAACTAAAAAATTTTGTTGCCAGACGAAATTGTTTTTGATTGCTGGATCCTCCGACTGAAAAATTAATATTATCCAGGTTAAATTTTGATGATAGTTGCCCTCGGAAACTTAGTTGATCGCAAAGTGTTTGGTCCCAGGCTGTTTTTGTGTAATCTTTTAAACTCATCCCGGATTGATAATTAACTCCTACTCCGTAGGTCCAGCTACAACCAAGTGTAATTAAAAGATTTGCTGGCATGCTGATGCCTCTACAAGTTTGACACGATTGAGTTGAGTAGCACTATCAGTGTGTCGTTTGATTGTGCCACGAATAGTTGTGCGAGTTCCCGGCCGAATTTCTTCGCGATAGGCAAAGAATACTGCCTGGTTGTCGTCGGTGATGCCAGATACAAACCAGGTATTGAATTTGGCACTGTAATTGTTACGCACAACCTCTATGGCCAATTCGACCTTGTCACCTGGGTTGCCGATCAGTTTGTCACAGCGAGCCAGTCTAGAATCAACTGATTCTTTCCGCAATTGCTTGACATAACTGTGTGGCATGGCGGTAATTACCGAAAAGTCATACATGCTGGCGACCTGGCCCAGGTCACATACTCGGGCTGTAATTCGTGACCACTCGCCCAGTTCGGTTCGAAGAGCTTGCAAGGTTACAGCGGTTGCCATATGCCTGCGACAGTTCCGGGCCATGTCACGGTCAGCATCGGTAATTAATTCTGGATTGTCTAAGGCGCGACGTACAAGGTCGCGGTTGGTAGGGCGTACAACTTGATCGCCCACGGTCTCTGGCTCTTTAAGGTAACCACCGTTGATACGATATGCTGTGCAGGCCGCAGACCATACTAGGTCAGCATCTATAGCATTAATCGAGTCGCGTGTCTTCTTGCTCAAGCAGGTTCCTTTGTGGCGGCCATGAACACATCAACTGCCAGGCGCTGTTCAACCGGCAAGGTCTTGTAGTTCTTGACCATTTTCTCAATAGCACCAAGGCTATCTGTGCCATGAGCCACACTGTAGGCCATGATTTCTGCTAGAGCTTGATCTAGGGTCATTAGTCTAACCTCGATCCAGCATATGCACGGAAGCCGTATTTCTCAAAAACCTTGGCGGCCGCTTCTGCACCTGCTTCCAAGGTGTCGATATTCTGTACCGCCATTTCCGACGGATTCCAGATTTGGTATGCACCGGTGTAGCTTTTACGAATGCCTGCGGCCTTGAATGCCTTGCCTAACCGGGTGTTGCCTTTGACGCCAAAGATGTCGGTCCATGCAAATCCACAGCTAAATTGGTCCCGACCGCCCAACTTCTCCTGAAAGAACTTTTCGGCGGCTTCACGGGCGGC